GTTACACACTATCCAATGCATCAAAGTATTGATAACTAAATCCAAAATCACTATCAGGACTAACATTTAAAGGATTAGGTGTTGTCCTAAGAGTTTCAAGTAAAGTATCACTATCGCCTGATAATCCTGTGCCTTGTTGATAGATCTGACCATCGACTTGACGAATAATCGGACCAGTAGAAAGTGGACCATAAAAACTGATTTTCATTGAGAAGTCTAGTGTATAGATGATAGTTCTTCTAGCTTCTAATGGACCCTCATAGTCATCTTGAAAGTTTAACCCCTGTAATACAATCGGCACATCGTCTTTAATATCAGTTAAGTCTTCAAGTGGTTTTACTGATACCGTGTATTGGGGATTAAAGAACGGAATGATTTGTTCAACAATCTGTAACGCATCGTCTTGAGATTTTGCATATGCGTTTAATTGAAAGTTGATATTATACGGAACAGAAGTATAAAGTCGAGTTCTGTCTGATACACTACTACTTCCGTTTGTCAATTGTTTCGGCCGAGAATTTATTTTCGGCAGTTGTCTCGAAAGGTCGTATTCCATAGAGACAATCTCAAAAGACATACGAGGCAACTTAATCGCAATCTGTCTTTCAGCATCCTCCCCTTTGTTCATCTGTTCTATACGTTCGATGAAGTTTCTTTTGGGTGCATACGAAAGAGGAACCTTAACTTGACTAATAACCTCGCCACTAGAGTTCTTTCTTAAAACATAAATGTTATTAAACAATGAACCGAAAACAGCAACAGCCTTTCTAACCCGTTGATGATAAAAATATGTACCAAACATTACTGTGGATCTCCAAACGGATTAGATTCTGTGAAATCTAAGAAGTCACTTTCAAACACATCAAAGATATCGTTCTGTGCCTCACGTTGAATATTTTGTAATTCTTCAATGAGTGTCGGTGTTCCGACAGCACCAGAGGTTCCACCAATGACCTGTGCGGTTGTGGTGAATGTATGGAAATCACCATCATTAGCACCAACATGAGCGAGATAAAGTTTATTGTTCGCAGCATCCCAGTTGACAACTTCACCACTCATGGTGTATTCTGTGTTGTCTTGACTCACTGTTTCACCAACCTCAAAGGTTCCTGTAACAGACGCAAAAGTCATCACATACTGATAAGCGGAGAAGTTTTCTACCTGGTCAATTTCTTCGATGTCGGTATCAAAGTCTTCGTCATTATACTCAAAGAGTTCACAACGCATTCTAAATGTAGGTAGATTCTTTAACTGAAAGAACGGTGTCTCTGTTTCTACCTTCATAATCTGAAACATAGATTGAGACAATGGCAAATAGATTACATCGCCTTCACGAGGACGAAAGAATGGAACCACATCGGTGGCTTCGTTTTCTGCAACCACACTATTCCATCTTCTTCGTGAAACAATGAATGTAGCTGCATCACGAATCTCTACACCGAACTTGGTGAAAAGGTCTCCCTCACCATCAAACCCTTCAGTGTTCTCGATATACATTTCAATCTTATACGCATCAGAGAAACGAGAAACTGAATCGTCAACGAAGATATCATCTTGATTAACGATTTCTCGTGGTAGATAGTAAACATCTTGTCCGTACATCTTTAAGGATTCAACAACTAAATCCTCGTACAACAACTGTTCGCTTTTTCTACCCTGACTGAAATATGGATTAGTAGCCATCTATAAATTATCCAACGAAAAAGTCGGGTGGAAGTTCTTGTTCCAAACGAAGTTTTTCTTCTAGTTCCTTTAACTCTGCATTAGCATCTTCTAGAATCTGTCTGCCACTGATTGTCACACCGCCTGGCAACTGCATTCCCTCAAACTTGGACATATTCATACCCCACTGTTGTTTGATTAACGCAGTAGTGTAATTCTTCATAAACATATCGTTGTATACACTAGAGAATGTATCGGGGTCAACAGCTGTATATACTTCTGCAACAACATAATCACCAACATCCAAATCACCATTAGACCATTCGCCCCAGACATATAATCTGTCTTGATGTCGGGACCATGTGGTCTGAGGATAACCCGATAATACTTGGTCAAGAAATTCTAGATACTGCTGCATTTGATAATAGTATGACATACCACCAGCAAAGTTCATAAAGTCGCCTAAACTGTTTAACATCATCTGATAACGAATGTCAAACATATTCACAGAAGAGAACGTTGTGTTTAAAGGAAATAACTGAGACACATAAATGATATTCGAGTCAATCGGAATATATCCATTGTCCTTATCGCTTTGCGTGATAACATGTTTTAAGTATGTTCGGTAGGTCGCATCAGAATGAAACTCTTGATACATCTGTAATGCATCATCAACCTTATCTTCAATCTGGTCATCGTCAACATTGATTTCAATTACAGGCGCACCTAATCTGCGAAGACAGAAGTCTATCAGTGATTGCCTTGAATTTGGTGTTGCCATTATTGTTAATCCTTGTGTTCAATAATCATATTTATTGATTAATTACAACCTTATTAACCAATGTATTTTTAGTGATGACAATCTTGTCAACCCTGGCTTTATTATCCACCACCTTTTTAACTACAGTAGTCATATATTATAGATTCGGTAACTTAGTGACTGATGGAGTTACGAAAATCTGACCTTCCATAACTCGTTCGATTTCTGCAATTGAACCAGAACTATCTCTAGCAATCTCAAGGTCATAGACATACCTCTTGTTTGCTTTTAGATTATCTGTCTGAGTATAGGACAACGCAAGATTAATAATTCCAGACGCAGCAGAATCCACGGTGCATGTAAACACCGTGATATTCGCACTATCAAGATTATAGTTTGGACTGATGTGAGCAGTCGGCGTGTAATTAGTTAAATTCTTAGCCGTGCCGTCTTTGTTTGTAAGATAGACATCAATAGAAACTGAAGAACCTTGGTCTATCGTTAGGTCTTTATAATAGGACATATCCCCAACCCATTACTAGTGGTGTTTGTGTGTGTATATGTCCTATTTATATGTTAAGGGTTTCCTAAATCAATATTATCGATTCTCTAATTCTTCAATCCGAGCAGTTAAAGCCTCAATCATAGATTGTTGTTCTTGAATAGCTTTGGTCAACACTGGAATCAACGTCACATATTCCATATTCAGTTTAGTTTCTGGGTTGTCAGATTTTGGAACAGAAATAAATCCTGAAGGTTTACCGTCTGAGTCTAAAGTTTCTACCTGTTCATAACCATCGATACATTCATATGTATCAAGTACTGCTTCTGGTACAATCGGTAATGTGGTTTGAGCACCAAAACCTAGTTTGAATTTATCAGGATCTTTCTTGAATGCGAAACGAATAGGTTTAAGTTGTTTAACAGTCTCTATACCGTAAGAGAAATCTGCCGAATCGATATTTTTTAAACGTTCGTCAGAAGTTTGTAAACCTACAATACTCCCAGTAGTTTTTCCAATATTAGCTGCGTTGTTACTAAATTCTAATTGGTCGTTATCGTCTGTCCAATAATAACCAGTGTTTCCGTCTTGTGGGTCCAGTTTAATATAAGCACAAGACGAGGTTATACCACTATGTTTGTATACGCCAAGTTCACCACCTCTAATATTCAGAGTCGATGTATCTCTTCCCTGTGCCCTCCAATATGATGAGTTTGTATTCGTCAATCCCGCGCCATAAATAATTGCTTGGCAGTCTCCGTTGTTTGCATTGTAAATATCAAGCAACCTTCCTGTTGATACCGAGGTAGTGTTAATACCAACCCGTCCGAAATTATCTATTACCATCCTTTGACCAATCGCGCCGTCATTAGTGGTATAAAATCTTAGTTCAGCATCTTGTGTAGCAGCCGTTGTGTTGAACGAATTATTACCATCAGCGGTAATTTTTGCCATTTCATTACGAGTGCCACCTGAACCACCAATCACTGTTTGGAAAGAAATACCAGCGCCGTAACCACCATCACCACCTTGTAGAACCAGTTGTTTACCACCAACGACCTGTGTCGGATCATAGACATGAAGTCTTTCAACTGGTGTTATTGTGCCGATGCCTACATCTCCATCAGCCCGAATAAGCATCGCGTCTATTGGATACGCGGTATGCATTGTACGACCAGCAGTATCCTGTGAGGTTGCGGTGAAATCTCTGCCGAGTCTGTCAAGGGCAGTAAATTGTGTAGAACTGGTAACAGTCGTTACTGTGTAACTACCCAAGTAACTACCGTCATCAATTGCTATCAAATCATTTTCTTTAATACCTGCTTGTGGCCACGCATCATGAACTATAGTGATATAAGATCCCTGTCCTCCTGTTATGCTAGTGGCTTCTGTGGACTGAGAGTATCCAGTTTCAAATATAAAACTCTGTGCTGGTTCATTATTTAACCCGATACTAGTATCGTTAGCACTACCAACTTTAATTCTAGCCTGACCCGCAGAGTTTGTGTCTCCATTTCTGAATACAATCGCACCACCATTAAATCCAGTAACATCGGAACGATATGTTTCGATTGTTAATACATCATTAACTGTATTTGAAATTGAGGCAGCTGTTTTAAGATGTAATCTTGACGTTGCATAAGTGGTGCCGATGCCGACTTTGCCGCCGATATCAATACGCATCGCCTCATTACAGTATGACACTTCATTGGATGGAGTATCCTGATCATGTAGAACGTCACCAGCAGTACCAGTATTGGCA